ACATGGCTAGAATACCTAAGAATACCACGCTCATGGCCTCTCTTATGTCAATTCTTTGGAGAACTTAATACTCACAAGTCACACTTGACACACCCAACACACCTATGCCACACAATACACACGGCCTGCTAGGCACACTTAGCACACCCGTGTCAACCCGTGACTATTGGGTGTGATCTAGTCACATTATGACGGATTAGTCGCTTATGTTGACAGATGAATGCTCATGTGCCTATGGGGGGGCCCCCTGTGTGATGTGGAGTAATATGTATATAGGCTCATAGACACATGAGAAGGAAAATAGGGGAGGAGGGTATAATTAGGGTAACGGGGAGTAACGGGGCAGACCTAATATTCAGACAAGCAATGTATATTTAATAGGACAGAAGTAGACTTTGTAGACTAAATAGACTGTATTACACTATAAGACATAATATAGGTTGACTTTTGACTCTAAATATGTTAGTATAAGTGACTTAAGACGCTTAGGTACTCTTTAGAATTAATACTTAAAGATATATAAAAATAATAATAAGCATTACTCTAAAGACTACTTAAGTAAATCATACGGGTAGAGCTGAATCACTAAAGTGATGAGTACTAAATCGGAACTACCTCATTGGATGTCTATATCTCTTTATAGATGTCTATATGTCTATACAGTTCACAATCCTATTATTATCACCATTACCAGTACCTAATTGGTTATGTATCTAGAATCCCCACATTCTTAACTGTGGCCAAGAGTCTATATCTTAATGAGCAACAAAGAAGAACTAAGTCCACGTACTGGTAAGCCTAAGATTAAACATAAGGGTAGCCCATTATTATACAAAGGGATGCCTCCTTTAAATCCATCAGGTAGGCCTAAAGGAAGTGTAGGTAAATATACACAACTCTCTAGAGAACTGATGTCTGAGAGAGGCCCTGAGATAGTCAACAAAGTATTAGAGATGGCTATGGAGGGAGATACTACATGTCTTAAGATGTGTCTAGATCGTATCTTACCACCTAAGAGAGATGTTGAAGTTAAACATGAGGGTGGTCAGTCTATCAACATCACTGTAGCCCAATTAGGTAACAAAGCTCAAGAGGCTATAGAGCACGTAGGTGGTCAGGTCATTGAGCATAGTCTACAAGAAGCTACTAAGAAATCTAAGAAAGAAAGTAGTAAAGCATTCGATGTAATAGCATTGTCTGTATTAGAAGAAGAAGAAGAAGATGAGTGATATACAGGTTAGTCTAACACCTGCACAGATGGAGATCTTCAAATCTAAAGCTCGTTTTAAAGTAGCAGCGTGTGGTAGACGTTTCGGAAAGAGTTACCTTGCAGCATGGACTTTACTCATCAAAGGTCTAGAATCAGAAAGCAAGGATATATTCTATATAGCCCCAACCTTTCAGCAAGCGAAAGACATTCTATGGGGATTGCTGAAGGACTTGGGCAGAGATGTGATAAAGTCTACCCACGAGAACACAGCTACGATTACCTTGATTAATGATAGGAAGATCTATCTTAAAGGGAGTGATAGACCAGATACACTACGAGGTGTAGGTCTGGCCTATGTAGTGATGGATGAGTATGCGTTTATGAAGCCTTCGGTCTTCGAGCAGATCATTCGACCTACCTTAGCTGACGTCAAAGGTGAAGCTCTGTTTATCGGAACACCTGAAGGACGTAACCATTTCTACGATATATTTAAAGCAGCACAAGAAGACCCTGAGTGGGAAGCCTTTAGTTTTAACTCTACTGACAATCCACTCATAGATCCTAAAGAGATAGAAGTAGCTAGACGTAGTATGTCTTCACAAGCATTCCGTCAGGAGTTCGAGGCTTCATTTGAATCCTTCTCTGGTGGTATCTTCAAGGATGAATGGTTCCAAACATCTAAGGAACCTGACTACGGTCACTACGTCATCGCAGTTGACCCTGCTGGCTTCGAGCAATCCTCTAAGGATCGTGGCTCTAAAGGCTCTAAGCTAGACGAGACAGCCATTGCAATCGTTAAGATATGTGGTGATGAATGGTGGGTAAAGGACATCCTACACGGTAGGTGGAACATCAAGAAGACATCGGAGAACATCCTTAACTCTTCTATGGATAACGAAGCATCTACAGTAGGTGTTGAAGCAGGGGCACTAAAGAATGCTATCATGCCTTATTTAGAAGACCTGATGCGTATCAATGGAAGATGGGTAGTTATCACTGATGTGACCCACGGTGGTAAGAAGAAGACTGATCGTATTACATGGTCTCTTCAGGGTCGTATGGAACACGGTAAGATTAAGTTTAATGAGGATAGGGACTGGAAGCACTTTGAAGATCAAATGATGTCTTTCCCTAGCCCACAAGTACACGATGACCTACTAGATGCTTTAGCATACATAGACCAAGTATCAGTAGCTGACTTTACCAACTCTATCGAAGTAGAAGAGTGGGAACCAATGGACATTGAGGCAGGATATTAAATATGATGAACGAAGAAGACCAGTTTAAAGGACTAGCCTCTTGGTTGTCTGAACGATTAGAAACTTGGAAGAACCATCGTGACCAGAACTACCAGAAGAAGTGGGATGAGTATTATCGTCTATGGCGTGGTATTTGGGCAGAGTCTGATAAACTACGTGATTCTGAGTCTTCACGTCTAATCAACCCAGCACTACAGCAGGCTGTTGAGTCTACTGTCGCTGAATTAGAAGAAGCCACCTTTGGTCGTGATAAGTGGTTCGATATCCGTGATGACATCTTAGATGAGAATCCTGAAGATGTTGCTTATCTACGAAAGGTACTACAAGAAGATCTTGAGCGTGATGGGGCTAAATCTGCCATCTGTGAGGTTTTCTTGAATGGCGCTATCTACGGTACTGGTATCGCTAAAGTATGCTTAGAAGAGAAAACTGAGCGTGTCATAGTAGAAACACAAGTAGAAGGTACCTTAGATGGTACAACTGAACGTAGAGTAGTTGAAGTATTAAGAATGGCAGTTCCTTTGGAAGCAGTATCCCCGAAGGAATTCATAATTGATCCTGCTGCCTTGTCTATTGATTCAGCGTTAGGAGTAGCGCAGGAGGTTACTAAACCCCGTTACCACGTTGTCAAGGGCATTGAAGCAGGGACTTATCGAGACGTTCCATTAGGAGCGAGTAGTAATGGTATACATGACTTTGGATTTGATCCAGAAGATCACGTTGCCTCTGAGGATGACAGTGTTAAGATCACTGAATACTGGGGTTTAGTCCCTAAACGTTACTTATCTAAGGGCGCTGACTTAGGTGTAGAGTTTGACTACGACAAAGACGAGCTAGTAGAGGCAGTAGTTACGCTAGCGAATGACAGTGTAGTATTACGAGCAGAAGAGAATCCTTATTTAATGAAGGATCGTCCTTTTATCGCTTATCAGCATGATCTAGTACCTAATAAGTTCTGGGGACGTGGTGTATGTGAGAAAGGATATAACCCACAGAAAGCATTAGATGCTGAATTACGTGGTCGTATTGATGCTTTAGCACTTACTACACATCCAATGATGGCTATGGACGCTACACGTATCCCTCGTGGTACTAAACTAGACATTAGAGCTGGTAAAACCATCTTAACTAATGGTGATCCACGTTCTATCATCCAGCCATTTAACTTTGGTCAGTTACAACAGCATACTTTCCAAGAATCTGCTGAATTAGAGCGTATGATTCAGATGGCTACTGGCGCTATGGACTCAGCGACCAGTATGGCAGGAAATGCCCGTAATGGCACTGCTTCTGGTATGTCTATGATGCAAGCAGCATCTATTAAGCGTCAGAAGCGTACTCTAGGGAACTTCCAAACAACATTTATGATTCCTTTCATCCAGAAAGCAGCTTATCGTAAGATGCAGTTTGATACAGAGCGTTATCCTGTGTTGGATTATCAGTTTGTTCCTTACTCTACTATGGGTATCATGGCTAAAGAGCTAGAGAGCACACAAACTACACAGCTAATGTCTATGATTCCTCCTGAGTCACAGGCGTTTAACCTATTATTATTGTCTATCTTCGAGAACTCTAGCTTAAATAACCGTGAAGAGATGATGGCTGCTGTTAAGCAGATGATGCAGCCTGATCCTAACGCTCAACAAGAGCAAGAGATGCAGCAAAAACATATGCAGATGGAGATGGAAGCTAAACAAGCAGACACTAAGCTAGTCAGTGCTAAGACACAAGATGCGCTAGCCTCTGCATACAGTAAGCAAGCCGATGCTGCACTTAAGATGCCTAACGACACGGATGCACAAGAACGTATACTAGAACTACAAAGTAAAGCGATGGATCTGCAGAAGAAGCAGATGGAAGTCACTACTTTAGAGTCTAAGATTGTACGTACCATCCCTGAGATGAAGCATCTTGAGTCAGAGACTATGCTTAATATAGCTAACGCAAGAAAGGCACTTAGCGAGTAATGAAAGAAGATAAAGAATTTTTTGATGGTAGGTATCGTTTGTTTGAAGTAGACGGTTGGAGGGACTTAATTCAAGAATTAACCCTTATGGCTGAATCTTTAAATAACGTATCTACTATTAAAGATGAAAAGTCCCTTTATGAAGTACAAGGGCAACTGTCTATCCTTAATATGCTGATCACATTAGAGGAACAGACAAAACTCATCGATACGGACAACTCTATTACAACATAGGGCCTGTGTCATAAAATTAACTCCACAATCTATTATATAGACGGAGAAGTAACACTATGGTAAATAACATTGTAGTTGATCCTATTGAGGATTTAGAAGTAGCTGGCGACATCACCTCCTTTGAAGAAGAGGGCACAGGTGAGGTTGAACAGGAACAGTCATATGAAATGCCTAGTAAGTTTCAAGGCAAGAGCATCGAAGAAGTTGCTAACTCCTATGCAGAACTCGAAAAAGAGTTAGGTCGCAAGGGGCAAGAGATCGGTGAACTACGTAAACTTTCAGATGACTTTCTAAGATCTCAAACACAGGCCAATCAACAGACCAATCCTGCCCCTGCGGAAGAGGCTCCTGATTTCTATGAAGACCCACAAGCGGCAATCCGAAGAGAAATTGACAATCATCCAAAGATAAAGGAAGCTGAAGCAAATAACACAAAGAGCCGTCAAGACGAGGCTATAAAAGCTATTGCTTCAAAACATCCAGATGCTCAGACTACAGTACAGTCACCTGAGTTTCAGGAATGGATTTCTCAGAGTAAGATCCGACAGCGTTTGTTTCAAGATGCTAATGCTTATGACTTTGAAGCTGCAGACGAACTACTTAGTAACTGGAAAGATCGTTCTATGATCTCCAAGACCCAAGAAGTTAAGAACGCACAGAATGAGTCTAAGACAAATGCATTTAAAGCAGGCAAGACGGAGAGTAGGTCTTCTGGGGATTCTATTGGAGGTAAGCAGATTTACCGTAGGTCTGACCTCGTTCGTTTGAAAATAAGTGACCCTGTACGATATGAATCCCTTGGTAACGAGATTTACCAAGCATATGCAGATGGTCGCGTTAAATAATATAATTTATAATTAACTGGAGTTAATTCACATGGCATTAGGTACTAATCACGTAACAAAAGCAACATCAGCTACTTTCATCCCAGAATTGTGGTCTGACGAAGTAATTGCTGGCTATAAGAGTAATCTTGTACTAGCTAACCTAGTAACTCGTATGAACCACGCTGGTAAGAAAGGTGATTCAATTCACATTCCTTCACCTTCTCGTGGCGCTGCGAACGCTAAGGCTGCTTCAACTCAAGTAACTCTTAACTCACCTGCTAACAGTGAAGTAATCGTTACTATCGACAAGCATTATGAATATTCAACTATGATCGAAGACATTGTAGAGAAGCAAGCACTTTCTTCTTTACGTCGTTTCTACACTGATGACGCTGGCTATGCCTTAGCTGCACAGGTAGATGCTGATCTTTTCGCTCTAGTTTCTGCCCTAAACGGTGGCGTTCAACTAGGTGGTGACGGTGGTGCTACTACTGCTGACATTACTGATGCTGGTATTCGTAAGTTTATGCTTGAGCTAGACAATGCTGACGTTCCTATGACAGGTCGTTCATTGGTGCTTCCTCCTGTTGCTAAGAGCGACATGTTGGGCATTGCACGTTTCACTGAGCAAGCTTATGTTGGTAGTGGTGACGCTATCAAGACTGGCATGATGGGTAACGTATACGGTGTAGAGGTGTTTGTATCTAACGCTTGTCCTACCGTTGGTTCTGATCGTGTAGGTGTTATGTTGCATAAGGATGCTTTGGTTCTTGCAGAGCAACAGGGCGTTCGTTCACAGACTCAATACCAGCAGCAGTATTTAGGTGACTTGTTCACTGCGGATACTATCTACGGTGTTAAAGAGTTGCGTGACAATGCTGGCATCAGCTTCCTTGTTCCAACAGCTTAATCTAGTGCGAGGCGCACTGATCTTTCATAAGCTTAACTTAGTTAAGTAGTTGATACCTAGAGGCTCCTACTATGGTAGGGGCTTCTTTTTTATTTAAATTAGTTAGGAAATTATATGCCCATCTACTCTTATACTTGCAATGACGGTCATACTACTGATCACCTATGTCCTATGAGTGATCGTAAAAAAGCTAAATCGTGTAAGGTCTGTAGAGAAGATGCGCATATGATTATCGTCCCTGTTAAAGTCTCCTTAGATCCAAGTGACCCAGCCTTTGCTGGTACATACATGACTTGGGAAAGAAACAGAGCAAAACAAATGAAACAAGAGTTAAAGAAGGAAAAGAGCCATACAGGAGGCTAGGTCTATGTTTGGATTACCTATCGAAGCCATCACTATGCTTCTAAGCGTCGTAGGAGGCGCTGTAATGAAGATGTGGTCACAGGCACAGTCTGATAAGGCTGAACAACAAAAGACTCTCATGAGTCAATTCTCGGCCTCTCAGGACAGTTTAGGAGCTGCTAGGGCCTATGATACACCTAACGCTCAATGGATTAGACGTTTTCTAGTTATCTCTTTTATGGGTATGGCTATGTTCATACTCATAGCTCCCATTTTGGGACATGATACTGTAGTTCCTGTGGAGGTCACTACAGGGTTTAAATTATTATTTTTAGACTTTACAGACGTAGCAACTAAATGGGTCACTTTAGAAGGTGTTGTTACACCAGAGTGGCTACCACACGCAATTATGGCTGTCGTAGGTATGTACTTCGGTCAGTCAATCGTCTCTAGGAGATAAAAGTGGCAATAGATAGAGGTTTAAACACAACAGTATCGAGCAATCCTTTAGGGATTGATAATGATGATTACGTAGCGACAGTGGTAGGCCCCCAAGGAATAGCAGGGG